TCAGAACCACTTTAGATGATAAAGATATCGTAATATTAGGATTCGATAACATGCGGAGCAGGTTGAAAGCTGCTAAAGAATGTTTTGAAAATAATAGTAAACCTTATCTTTTAATAGATGGAAGGATGGGAGCAGAGCAATACCAACAATATACTCTGTTAAATCCATCACTAGAAGCCTATAAGGCTACTTGGTACAGTGATGCAGAAGGTGAATCAACTCCATGTAACGCAAAAGCTACAAGCTATTGCTCAGACATGGCAGGTGCGTTTATTACAAATGCAGTAAGAAAAGTTCTAACGGACAATCCAGTTCCTAAAGAATTTTATTTTGATTTTCCATCTTTTGTTCTTGCAAGAGTAGTCAATTAGGGTTAAATTACTGACTCTGGAGTAGCCCTGTATGGGCTGCTCTAAGGGTATTAGTTCAATTTTAATAAGGATATTGTATGTCAAGTAATGATAATGAAGTCTGGTTAGCGATAGAAGGAATATCTAACAGGGTAAGTGAATTAACTGCTCTAGTAGGTATTATCTTAGATGCCCCAGTATTAACGAAAGTAACCAACGTGGAGGAAGTATATGCCGTTGACGAAAGTAAAGAGGAAGCCAAAGAGCTTGAATCCTAAAATAACACTTCTATATGGAGCCCCTAAAGTAGGTAAATCTACAGTATTAAGTCAATTAAAAGATTGCTTAATATTGGATACTGAAAATGGTTCTGATATGTTAGAAGGTTATATAGAAAACATCAACAGTAGAGAAGAACTTTTAGAGTTCTATAAATCTGCAAAGGATGGACATGAGTATAAATATTTTGCTCTCGACACTGTTGATAAGCTCGTTGAATGGATAGAAAAATCCATATTAAAAGAATACCAAATAGAATCAATCAATGATTTACCTTATGGCAAAGGATTTGGTTTAGTAAGAAGTAAGGTGCTTAATCATATAAAGAAATTGTCTTCTTTAGCGCCTCATCTTATCATCATAGGACACCGTAAAACTGCAGTAGCTATTGATAACAGTACCGCTATTGAACCGGAATCCCTTGATATTTCAGGTAAGTTAAAGAATATGATTATGGCTGCATGTGATGCAATAGGTTACATCTTTAGAGATGAAGAAGAAGCTTTAATGGTATCGTTTAAGTCGGGGCTTGCCCTAGAGGCAGGCAGTAGATGCGCTCATTTAAGAGGTGAAATATTTCCTTTTGATTGGGATTTAATATATAAGAAAGAAAAAGAGAAAGTGAGTAAAAAGTAATGGCTATATTTAAACCAGAGATGAAAAGTTCAGGTGGCGGTAATAAATTTATGGGTGTATGCGAAATGGGAATATCTAGTTTTGTAGATAAATCTGCTGATTTTGATTGGTGCGACTTACTGTTAGAAGCAGAAGTGCATTTAAAGGACTCAGAATACCCTAAACGGTTAGCTATTAAAGGTGATTACGAAAAGGATGCTCAAGGTAATATTAGTGGTGGTTACGTCTTAAATAGAATGTATAGATTCTTTGAGGCTATTGGATGCACTGCAGGAATTAATCTTAAGGGAGAGTTTGAAACCTCCGAAGGAGAACTAATTCCAGATATTGCTCAATATCTAAATGATAATCATACAAGCTCAGGCATTCCTGGAACTACTCCAGAATTAACCCACGTAGGGTATGTATATAAACGTCAAAATACTAAAACTAAAAAAGTATATACTGAAGTTTATACACGCTTATACCCTAATACTGAGAAGGGTAAGACTGAGTTAGAAGAATATATTAAATGGATGAAAACCAACAATTATCTCAAAGAATATACTGAAGTTGGTGGTGATACTGATGGTGATGGAGTGACTGTAACAGCTGAAGCTGATAGTAACTTTTGAACTACGTTGAAATTGCTATTAAGACCCCGTCTAGTCGCGGGGTTTTAATTCCTAAATCAAATATTAAAACATTTATCAAAACTGATGAGCCTTTGTATCGGTCCATGTATACCTATGATGATGAGGCTAAGAACTTCGTTGATGACAAGGGTAGTATAAAGGATTATTATGGGCCTAGAAGTATTGACAATGTACTTATTGATATTGACAGGAAAGATAATAGTGACCAATTCACCTTAGATAAGGTCAAAGGATTGCTATTTGAATTAGAAGATAACTTCGAAGTAAATCCTATGAAATCTGCTCAAGTATATTTTAGTGGAAGTGGCTATCATATATCATTACCTGGAGGACTGTTTAATTTTACAGATTCACCAGACTTACCATTCTTTGTGAAGGCCACTATGGATTCATTATTTGATGGTATAGATTTAATGATATATATGAGACCAGGAATCTATAGAGTGCAACATACTGTTAATTTAAAAACAGGGTTGTATAAAATTCCATTAACATATAAGGAAGTTCATACATTAACTCCTGAAGCTATTCAAACCTTAGCAAAAGGGCAGAGGCTAGATTATCCTTATACTGAGCTTTTATCAGATGGGGAGCTAGAGGACAGAGTTATTAAAAATGCTCCTAGAATCAAGCAATTTAAGGCTGTGGCAGAGCCTATAAATATGGTGCCTTGTGTTCAGAAGATGTTAACTGCTGGACCCAATGAAGGTAATCGAAATAACACTATTATGCGTATAGCAAGTCATTTTAGACGCCATGGGATTCCTAGTGAATATGCCAAGGTTTCTTTATTGCACTGGAATAATAATTCTTTAAAGGAAGAAATAGTTATTCATAAAACAGAGCAAACGTATGATAGGGGGTATAAATACTCCTGTAATGACCCTTTAATGAAAGAAAATTGCAGAACAAACTGCATATTCTTTAAGCGTAAAGATTACGATGTGGAAGTCAAAGATGCTTTAACGCTACAAGAAGAATACACAAAGAGATTGGCAACTGATTTTGCTGGTAGAACACTAAATTTGGGTGGAATGCTTGGCTTAGATAATAATACAGATGCAACTATATATCCTGGTGAACTAGTGACTATCTTTGGGCCCACGGGCTCAAATAAAACAACATTAGCTCAGAATATAGCTTTAGGTGTAGATATGGTAAATGATTGTATTCGAACTGAATGGCAAATACCCACACTTTTCTTATCATTAGAATTAAGTGGCTGGTATATGCATCGCAGACATTTACAGATAGTATCTGGATTGAGTAAAGATGAGATTAATGTCTCTCCTGATGAAGTATTTAAATGTCATGAAGGAGCTCTTAGTCATATGAATATCCAAACTATATCTCCAACTTTAGACCAAATAAGAAAAAAAGTTCAAGAGTTACAGCCTGCTGTTGTGATAGTAGATTATATTGATTTAGTTGAAACACCTCCTCATATACGAGGAGAATATGAACAAATTAAATATATCTCACATACATTGTCAAATATGGCAGTGAATATGGATATTATAATTATCCAAATATCACAAGTAGCAAGAGAATACTCGAGAAATGATGTTTTAGACCTCTATGCTGGCAAGGGTTCTGGAGCAATTGAAAATGCCAGTAGAAAAGTTATTGGTTTACAAGGACAAGCTAATAGTGACGTCAAGAATATTGAAATGTTCAAGAATACTGATGGTGAACTATTCAAAGCTCAAGTCCAATGGAGACCAAGCTTTAGATTACGAAGGACTTATAATGACGATAACGAAGAAACGAATATCACGAAGCCAAAAACTATTAACGCATTTGCTTAGTGGTAAAACTATTAATGGTAGACAGGCTCTAACAAGGTTTGGCCTATATAGACTTTCATCTTATATCCATAATTGGAGAAAGAAGGGATTCAATATAGATACTAAAATGGTTAAACGTCAAGGCTCAACTTACGCTGTTTATACACTTACAGGTACACCTGTAGTATAAGGAGCTAAAGATGGCTAAAAAGCCTATCCTGATTCATAAAAAAGGTACTCGGGGGCGCAAGTCCCCTAGTACTCTCTACTGGGAAGAGAAGTTCCTTGGCAAACTTAAGGAAATCCATGGAACACATTTTAGGGGAGCATTTCATAAAATTATGAAAAAAGCTTCCAGCACAAAGTCTTCTTTAAAAAGAAGAAGTGCAGAATTTGAGGTATTATTTGACCTTGAATTGAACGATATAAAACGGATGATATTAAAAGCATATGGTAATGGATGTAGATACTGTGGAAATGAATTAGTGCATAGGAATATGGCATTTGACCACAAAGAAGCTATATCTAGCGGAGGGCCATCAACAAAAGCAAACTTACATATTATATGTAGGCGATGTAATACAAGAAAAGGTCCAATGTCCCATGAAGATTATGCAAAATTTCTTAATTTAATATCAAGTTTAGACTCTGAAAGCATAGCTTATATATTTAGAAAGCTTGCCAGTAGAGAAGTGTTTAGTTAAATTCCCAATGAGAGCCACATTCCATTTCAATTTCAAGTGAATTGTATTAGCTGACCACGTATTAGTTAAGTTGAGTGTGGCTATGGGAACACAAAAAGGAGAAAAGTATGTGGACGTGTATAGAATGTTCAAATAGTTATGATGAACATACAGGAGATGTAGATGAAAGAATCTGCAATGACTGTATGGAAAAAGAAGATGAAGATGAACTATAAATTAGTAATAGCCTTATGGGTTATATTTACAAGTTCTGTTATTTATTGGGACATGCATAAATATGACGATATATTGCTAAGCAAATGTCATAAAGCAGAGGTTAAAGTATATAAAGATAGATACTTATGTACTAAATGCGAAAAATGGTGTGAGGTAAAATGAATGAAACTTAAAACTAGAATTATCAAGGTGAACGGTAAAGATTGCATTAAATGTAGCATTTGCAGTAAAAAAAGAATGCTAAAGTTTTATTATTATTCAACTAAAAGCGTATGTGGATACACAGGACAATGTAAAAGTTGTTATTTAATTCGTGATAAAGCATATAAAAATACAATGGAAGGAGTACTATAGTGTTTGATATACTTACATCTAAGTGGGATGACTTAACGATAATTGAACGTGGATTAGTTTTAACAGTAGTAGTGGTAGTAACCACAATTATTGTTAATTTTATTGTTTAGTGAAACATAAAAGTGTTAAAGGGACTTGGCATCGGAATACTTCTGATGCTAAGTTCAAGGAAAATTGGGATAAAATCTTTAAACCTAAAGAAAAGGAGGACAAAGAGAAAGATGAGGGACAAGATGGGAGATTACCATAATGATTTAGATTCTATTTTTAATCGTTTATTAATAATGGAAGAACAAATCCGTATTGTAATACAAAGAGTGAACTGGTTAGAAAATCCAGACACTGCCCCTAAATCAACGCAACCTAAACCAAAAGAGGAGGAAAATCTATGATGGATGGACCAATATTAAGCAATGGTGAAATAACGGTAAAGTTATTATTTACTCTAGAATCTCGAGATAGAATGCTTGGTAAGGAACCTGAAGATATAAAAGATGGTGTTGAGGTACATGGTAGTTATGTGATGGCAGATAAAGAAGGTTATGCAATTGATTTAGACCTTTTAGAAGATGGGTCAGAAGTATTGGTAATATTAAATGAAAAAACAGATAAACTAGAATTACTTACTAAAGAAAAACAAGAATATATATGTGATTTTGTCTTATCTAAAGATGCTAAGGAACGTGATGAAGAAGATGATTGGGAGACTGACTTATGAGTGGCGAACTAGTATGTGTTGAATGTGGTATTTGGGTAGATAATCCATTTAGTGAACTTATATGTCCTAGATGTCAAGAAATACTTGATGGTAATCTTGAAGATGGTGGAGAATTAGAAGATAAAGATGGAGAACCTGATAATGACTAAAAGAGACTTTGAAGCTATAGCATTATCCATTAGAACTAATCTAAAAACTATAGATAATTCCGATTTCTTTTTTGATTTCTTATCAGATTTATGTAAAGCATTTAAAAGAGCTAACCCTAGATTTGATAGTGTAAAATTTAGACAAGCTTGCTTAAATACTGAATGGAAGGAAGAATATAATGAGCGGCTCTAAGCTCAATACAGAGCGGCGTAAACACGGATGGTGGAGTGACGTATATAATGCATCATTTAAAATGATGGATGTTAAAAGCTATAAACGCGGACTAACTGGAGAAACAGAGACTCTTCAAAAAGCGTCTCATATGTCAGCATCATTATGTCCTGAATGTAATAGAATATGGGAACCTGACCATGTCAGCAACCCACGTAAACTGCTCATTCATTATCATGATGAATTTCCAACCTTTAAAATACCAAGAAATACTTGTGTACAATGTAAGGAAGGAGGGACTCATGGGACAAGGGAAGAAGATTAGTGTATTTAAACGATTTGCATTACAAGTGTTGGTAAAAACACCAATACAAAAAAATCGTATAGCTAGATGGTTAAAGATACACAGAACAACTCTATACAGATATGTTAAATAAACATTGCTTAATTAATAGGATGGCATTAAATTAACACAATCTGTAAGGAGTATATATGAAATTTAAATCAATGGGATGTGGAGAAATCTATGAAGGAGACTCAAGAAAGGACTTGAAGTTTACCACTCAATTGTATTTACATGGACGGTTATATGACTTAGAGGTATGGAATAATGGATTATATAGAATCAAAGAAGTAAAATATGGAAAGGATTTGTATGGCGAGTCTCAGTAAATGTTGTCAATGTGAAGAGGTTACAGAACAACTGCTTGGAATATGCATAGAATGTGTAGAATCAATTATGAAGAGCTTAAATGACCTTCCTGAGCCACAAAACACTTCACAGGTGTCTGGTACTACAGAGAAAAGATGTCGTTGTATGTATAGCACTGAGGACGCGACAGCTAAAGTTGACCTTTTAATCAAAGATTGTGATATTGCTACTACAGCAATGAATCAAAGGAATATAGATGAAACCGAGCGTCGTAAAGCTACTAAGCCCTAGAATCCATTTCACTTGCGAAATGTGTGGAACTACAGCTAATAGTAAGATGTACCAATATCAAGCTATTAGCATGGTTCCCGGTTATGAACCACGGTTGTTTAATAAAATGTGCCGTAAATGTACTTACCGTGAAGTATATGGCAGTAAAAATGTAAATAAACGTATGAAAGAAGGAGCACTAGATGGCGAAAGCTAAAATGCAAAAAGGTAATAAAAAACCTACAAATAAAGAGATAGTTCAAGTATGTAATTCATTAATACAAAATGTGGAATATATGAACCATCAAATTATGACTTTAACCTCAGTCCTTGACATATATGTTGAGTTTAAAGAAGGTGACCCAGAAATATTTAAAGCATTTGCAACTAAAGAATTAAAGCGTAGGATGGATGAACACGCGGCAAAAATAAAAGCTGAGGAGGCAGAAGCTAATGACACACAAACAGATGTGCCAATTGATGAAGCAAGCGCTTGATGAAGTTGCAAAAATGTGTGACGCAGGTC